GTAGTTCCAGGCGAAAGGAGAAGGCCACTGTGTAAGTTCATCGAGGCCGATCCAGTTAAAAGCCTGACCTTGGTAACGCATAACGTCATCATCGCGGTCTAGGTATGACATCCAGAGGGTAGCTCCGCTAGGCGCCACCCATGTCTTATCTCGCTCCATAAACTTGATACCTGGGATAGCCCGTGGGTAGAGTTGCTTAGATACTGAGATGAGTTCACGTAGTTCCTCTGTTGATCGACGAACGAGGAGACCACGGGACTGAGGGTTATTAAAGTAACGTACAGGGTCGGCAACCATTGCGTAGGACTTACCACCACCGGCTGCACCCCCATAAAGAACTTCTTGTTCACTGGCTGCGAGGAAGTCTGTCTGAGGACCCTCGTTAGGTGCGAAGATAATATCCTGGGCCGCTTGAATATCTATGTCAGCTGGTTTAGCTTTCGCTGGAACCGTCCGAGGGGTCTCCTCCTCCTTCTGTGTTGTCTCTAAGGCTTCTGGTTCCCGAGCCACCGATTCTTTCTTCTTCGAGCTTACGTGCCGTTTCTGCGGCTTCTTTCGCACGTCTTTCATAGCTTCGATAGGAGTTGGCTTTGTTACGCCTTTGTTCTTCGATTGAGACACGTTTATGTAATCCTACATGTGAGATATAGCGGCCTGAGTTCTCAGAGAGCCACCTAGCTACCATACGGAGACTGTACTCCGCTAAGTACTTCTTGGCCTGCTCGAGCATCTCTAGCTCACTGGGGATGGGTTGGAGGAGGTTAGGGTCCTCGGGGTCTTGTTCGTATCCAAAAGGTACATGTCTTCCAACACGTACGATAGGGTACCACTCCCCGTCTAATCCCTTTTTAGGAACCTTCCATGATTGGCCCTTAACTTTGGCCTTGAAGGAAGGTGCTTGTTTTCTAGCCATCTTATATCACACACACATTAGTTTGTCAAGTTATTATTATTGTTGTTATTACCACTTAGCCTTGTCAGCCCAGTAAGCTGCACTCATCTTGCCCTTACTGATGTTCTTGCCGTGCCGAGCCTTAAAGCTTGCACGTTTCTCCTTCATAGCAGCAGACTCACCAGCTTTAGGCTTACCTGCTGTCTTAGCACCCTGCTCACCAAAGCGGATAGTCTTAATCTTGTCACCCTCTTTAGCGACTACAACATGGGACTTCTTAGGGTGGTTAGGTGTACGTTTAGGTTTGTTGTAACCAGATACACCTGCACGTTCCAAACGTGGGTCCTTCTTAACAGCCATTAGTCTTGCTCCTTCTTTGAAGGTAGAATAAAGACTGGCTCCCTGCTGGAGACCTCTACCTTTTCCGTCTTAGTAAACCCAGCACGGTCCATAAGGTCCTTGGCTGCATTCATCTTTTCCTTAGCACCCAACATATCCGTGTCTCCCATGACTTTGAACATGGTATAGGCAGCTTTAGTTGAGCTCTGTGCAATGAACTTACGAGTTAGTTCGTAAATCTCATCGGCCAGCGCTGCTGTTACAGTAGAGGTCGGCACGTTATCAGAGTAACCAGCTAACTTCTTAGCCTTAAGGGGGTCACCCTCTGCTTCCTCAAAGAGTACAGACAGGAACAATTCCTGCTTTTCTGTTAATTCACGTTTAGACACTATAGGCTCCTAACTGGGTTGTAGAAGAGTTTACCAGAGACACTGACGTCAAAGGTACCCCCGTTCTTGAATACTACTAACTTATCCCCTGCGTGGAGGTAGATTGATGACTTCTCCGCAAGCAGGTATGTATCGTTACCTGCGATAGAGTGTTGTCTAAGAAGGTAGTAGTAGGTGTCATCATCGAAGTGATAGACCATCACATTGACAGTGTCAGTCGTCCCGCCATTCGTACAACTCAAGAAGGTGATCTCTGCATCGTGGTTCAAGGGTGCGACGAAGACTACGTCAGCCCCTGCGTCAGCTGTAGTACTCGTTACAGACTTACCTTCAAAGAAAGTAGTATAGGAGGGGTTGGACATACCTTACTCTTCCCAGGCTTCGTTGACGTCAGGAGTTGTTGGATCATCAGCCTTAAAGTGGCCATCCTCATCACGTGCACGTTTCTTCTTCTTAGCTGGTTTCTTCTCAACCACTTTAACACTCTCAGCTGCAGAGAGTTCACAGTCACAGATGGCGACCATCAGGTCATCGTCCTTGCAGTCAAACTCACCATAGGGGTTCATACTTGCTAGAACGTCACCACGTTTATTTACGATCTGATCAGCTGTAAAGAAGTAACCCTTCTTGTTAAGCTCTTTCTCATGTTCCTTAAACATCATTATTTCTTGTACTTCCTTTGTGAGGGTGGGTTAGAGGCCCCTATATTCTTACCATACTTCTTAGCATTTGCCTTACGGGAGAAGCTACGGTTGGCTGACTTAGGTTTGGCCTTCAGGTTCTTAGTGGAGTTGTCAAGGGGGTTGCGGTTCTTATGGTCCACGTCCTTACCGTCTCCTTTAGAGACAGCCCCTGTTTTCTCCAGCTTACGGCGGGCCGCTTTACGAGAGGCGTTAGCCGCTAGGTTAGACTTAGAAGACTTAAGCTGGAGCTCACGTTCCCTCTTGTAGTCTCTTTTCTTATCTGCCATTTCTCTCAGTCCTCAAACAAAGAGATGGAAGTGATAACAGTACCGTTGAGTAGTTTAAACTTAGTTGAAATGGAAGCGGGGTCCATGTTCCAGCACCCAAAACAACAACCACACGGTTCTTTCTTATTAACCCAACAGCCCATTACTTATCACCTTTCTTAAAGTTATCTATCATCTTCTCGCCACTACGTCCTACAATGTAACCACCAACACCAAGTGTTAGAAGGTTCCAGAGCTGATCAGGCAGCTCGAGGAGGTTGTCCATAATACTCGGGTACCCAATGGCGATGATAGGGAACACAAGGTAGTTCATAGCGATGATAGCAATAGCCACTAACATCAGGAGGGGACGCCAAGCTGATGTGATCCAGTTGCTTGACTTAGCTTCGGCAAGGATAATCTCCCCACGTACCTTCTCCAAGGAGTCTGTGTGCTCCAAGAGAGCTAACTTAGTCTCACGTTCAATCTCAGCACGTTTGTCTGAATCAGGTATTATCTTCTTCAGAACGTCACCTAGGATAGGCGCTAGGATAGGGAGGAGTACCTGTATCATATTAGATCCTTTGAATCTACTGTAACGAAAACCTTGTCAATCTTAGCCCCATCACATAGATGTCTTGTTCTTATTTCAATCTTATCGTAGCTTGTGTCGGGTAGCTTGACCTTGATACGGAGGGTGTGACCCCCTTCTACCCTATCGTAGCTAAACCCACGATCTACCTCGTCCCTTACTACAACATTCTCCCAATCCAGGGCGTAAGTCTGACCTAGATCATACCCAAAAACCTCTAAGCGTTGAAAGGAGCAATCAGTTTTACGGAAGTTAGCGGTTATGGTAACTGCTGTGTCTGTCTTAGCTACTGAGACCAATTGAACATCAGTGTAAGGTCTGACTTCAAAGAGGGAGGACCACGGTGACATGAAGACAGTACCTAGTACCACCCCTGTTACCATCTCCTTCCAACGTACTTTCTTCATTATCTGACCAGGCCACCATTCACTACCCAGGTTACAAAAGATGCAATGAAACCACCACCAAGAACCCATAACCCACGGCTAACACCGCTAGAGAGGCTGTTGATCTTAGTCTCCATATTCTTTACTTGCTCGTGTAAAACAGCATTGTCTAGTTCTAGATTACGTAACCTCTCAGCCACTTGTTCTTCTGACATAAAGGTCCCTCTCTCTTTCAGATATTATGCTGGGTATGCAGCCCAACGTAGTTCAAAGTGAGGTCCATCTGGAAAGGACTTCCAATCACCACCCCAATCCATATCTATCTTTAGTTCACCGGCTGCTTGCTTCATAGCATCAGCTAGTTTGTAATACAGTGGCCAGTCCCAACGAACTGTACCACCTACCCAGGCACCAATATCAACAGCATGACCTGTGAGGTGACGTGAGTTCATTGTTGTGGAGGCACCCTTAGCTACGAGCTTCTTCTGTCGTGCTACGGTACGCATACCCTCTAGGACAGTGAAGTCTACCTCTGTGAGTTCGATAGCTCTTTCAACAACACGGACTAGATCGGGGTGAACCCCTTCCAATCTCTTCTTGCTTCTGCTACCTAAGCTATAGCCCATTAGTCTTCCCAGTCTCTTTTAGTATTCGGTTGGTGGACATCTCTGGCATCTAGGAGTCCTTCAAGATACATGGAACGCTCCATGCGGTCTAAGGTTACCCACTCACCTGTGTCCTGGAAGTATTTCTGTCTGACGTAGAAGACCTCACTACGAGGTATGTGCATAGTCTGCAGAGCCTTTATGTCATCCCCTGCGAGGGCACTAAAGAACCTCCCTAGGATGTCATCTTCTTGTCCATGTGTGTCTGTTCGTTCTGGAGTCTTCATTGTACTCTCTCATTAGCTTACCCCAGTTATAACATAGGGTGTTCTTCAAGTCAAGCAGAAATACCACCTTAGCTATACTAAGGGCTCTGCTTCTCCTTCAATTTTATTGAATAATAGGTAATAGTTCGTCAAAGACGGAGATAGGTATCTACCTAAAGATCCCCTAAAAGGTTCCCTAGAGGGGTGCGACAAAGAAGAGAGGTACATACTTAAAGTATAACCTGGGTTGGACATGTAGCCGCGAGGTCAACCCCTTATGTATACTTAATGTATACTTTAAGTATCTCTTATGTTCTTCATCTTCTATGTTATATCTTATTAGATGTAGGAGTTTTAGTGTTCTTTAAGAAATACTATAAGTATATTATACCATAAGTGTGTTTAGGTGTCAAGCTAAAAGAGACATGTTAAATGAAGATAGGGAAGATCTCCTGCGAAAGGGCCTTTTAGCGGGACAATCTCCTGTCTCTAACGAATGCTTCTAACGGATACCTCTGGTGAGGAAGGTGCTCTCCTCGTAGTTGACTGGGTTAACACAACGTATAACATATAGGGCTTCAACCCCTTGTAGGTTACCAAAGTGGTTAACAGACCTAAAATACCCCCCTCTGTCATTGGGCATGTATAATAACGCAGGGTACCCCACTGGCCCCTCTACCCCCCTCTTATACATTCCATTTGTCGCATATGAGAACCATTCGCAAGTAGCTGTATACATTCAAGAAACACTATATGAGAACCGTTCGCAACTAGCTATACACATTCAAGAGTTTGAATATATAGTCTGTCTCTCCGTATACTGGGGCACTTGCCTAGACTTGGTATTCTTTACAGTTTTCGCAGGGTATACGAGCTGCCATTGGATTTTATA